CCGTCCGAAGCCTGCACTTTCGGGATTGCTCCCGAAAGCCGACATGTAGAAAGCCGCATAAACCTTTTAATCGGCGCAGCAACAGACGGAGAGCTTGAAGTTAGCACCACAATCCTCGACAAATCCTTTGCTGTAAGCCGATATGACAACAGAGGCGACGCTTAGAATCAGATATCAGGTTGCCATTCCCCTATGCCACGTCGCAAAGATAGCAACAATTATCCAAAAACATCATGAGTGTGAGATATTTAACAGTCTTATCCATTGCGTATATCGTTTATTTTCTTATTTTTGTAGCAAAAAGTTACAATGTTATGATACATTTTAATGAATTTGTTTTGAATCACCCATGGTTGCTCGTGTTATTCATTTACGGGTTCCCGATACTTTGGTGGTTCGTTGCGAGAAATATCTGCAAGAACATTGAAGACCATTGCAGAGGTAAACGCCGCAAGCGCTAACCCTTCCCCCACATCTGAGCCTCCCATTCGTGGCGGGCCACCTGCCAGTCCGACTTGTGCAGCACGCCGTTCTTGTCCGTGTAGTACACCCAGCGGCGGAACTCCGCCTGGATCTCCACCGTCGGAGCCGCCTGCCGAATCTTGCGCAGCAGCGTGCTCTGTGCGAACTTCGCGGAGCGGATGTTGAACACGAAGTCCAGCAGCGCGTCGAACTGGTGCTGACTGAGCGTCAGTCGAAGCCCGTTCAACTGCCTCTCAACCACCGCAACATCAGACTTCAGCCACTGTTCCGCCTGCGCCTTCGTGCAGCGCTGCCCAGCCTTCACCCAGCTCGTATGGACATAGCCAATTGTCAGCTTGTCGGCCGAACACTTGTAAGCCTTCAGCCTCAGTCCCTCAAAATACCTGATCATTCCGATTACCATCTCCGATGCCTTTGTAACCATATCTTCTTGCTGCTTTTCTGTAACGTTCCATTCTTTTCTCATCGCTCAGCTCCTCCCTCGGTTGGCTCTCCTTCCGCTACTGGCACAGACCGGAGCGATCATGCTCCGCCCACATGTTGTACGCCTCACGAAACTGCGAAGGGGTGCAAGAGCAAAAGTCTGTCATACTCATACCCATACACCCCATCGCTATGCCTGTCAATCTGTCAATATCAGTCTCTACCTCTTCGCCGCCTTCAAGGTCCACCGCATGCAGCACGACATGGCGGCAGCGCTGACCGACGAGAACGGTGATTTAAAGCCGTTCAATCAGTGGTTGAACGACGTTCAGCCGATAGCCAGCCATCAGGTCGGGGCGTGGCTCGAGACGGAGTACAACACCGCCGTCATCCGTGCCCATCAGGCTGCGGACTGGCAGCAGTTCGAGGCGGAGAAGGATGTGCTGCCCAACCTGAAGTGGAACCCGAGCACGAGTGTCCATCCGGGAGCTGACCACATGCCGTTCTGGGGAACCATCCGCCCCGTCGATGACCCATTCTGGAGTCAGCATCGTCCCGGCGATCGCTGGAACTGCAAGTGCTCTCTCAGCTCTACCGACGAGCCTGTCACCGCTCTCCCCGAGGGCTACGACACCCCGGAGAACGACCCGCAGCCTGGTCTGAAGGACAACCCCGGGAAGACCGGAGAAATCTTCAGTCCGGACAACAACTACATCCGTGAGGCTGCCCCCGGAGCAAAGGAGGCGGTGGAGAAGCTGATGGAAGAGGTGGAGAAGGATGGAGTATACACCACATACCCGACGGAGCGTGGCAAGGTCAGAGTAAATTCGCTGCATGGCAAAAATGAGAGGGCCGAAAATTTAGAGATTGCATCATACTTCGCCAATAAATACGGCGAAGAGATTGACTTGCTGCCGAGATACGATGACAGGAAAATGGCGGACACATTCAATCGCACACGCAACTGTTTGCAGGAATACAAGGTTAATGGGAAATCTCAATCATTCAACGCCATTGACTCACTTTTGAGAAGTGCATCGAAGCAAGCGAACAGTGTGGTCTTGTCTATATCTGACGATATATCGCTATCAGTCATAACTGACGCATTGAACGACAGGGTAAAAAGAACATCAATAACTGAAGTTATAATTCTTAAAGGTGGAAAGGATGCCCGATATACACGAGATGAAATAACAAGCGATGGCTTTATAATTAAACAGGGAGACTTCAAATAATCAAAGCCTCCCTGAGTCGGGGCCAATTGCCTTTCGACGCATAGCCACTGCAAATATAATGAATAATTTTAAAAACAAACAATTATGTACTTTATTATTGGAATTTTTTTGATTCTTATTGCCATACTTCAGTGTAGCCTTGCCTTCGACCTCTTCATCAAACCGATTATAGAGTTCGAATACTGGAAAAATGACAAGATTGCAGCATTGCTTTTCTGCGTTCTTTTCATCTTCAACGTCGTCTCAGCACTCTTCCTGGCACTTACTGTGATTACAGCATTATGACCGACGACATCGTAAAAATAATGCAGCAAAAGGCGAAGGAACTGGCCACACTCGTCAACCGGACAATACCAATAAAAGCCGGACGAATAGCAAAGGACCACTTCCAGGAAAACTTCCGCCGCGGAGGCTACGTCGACAATGGACTCAAGCCATGGCCAAAGACACGACGCCAGATGAGCGGAGGACTCCGTGCCGCCTCGCAGTACGGACCGCTGCTCTCCGGACGCAACCACCTCTTCAGCTCCATCACCTACAAGCCCGGACAGGCGGAGGTGACGCTGGAGAACAACACACCCTACGCCGCCATCCACAACGACGGAGGCACCATCAGCGTACCAGTCACCGCCAAGATGAAGCGCTTCGCCTGGGCCAAGTACTACGAAACCTCAGGCAAGAAACGCACCAGCGACGGCAAGACACGCAAACGCCGCAAACCGCTCTCCGACGCCGAGGCGGCAGAGGCGGAGGCATGGAAGCGACTCGCTCTCACCAAGAAGACTTCGCTCCGCATCACCATCCCGCAGCGACAGTTCATGGGCGACAGCCGTGAGCTGCGCGAGAAGCTGCAGCAGATGATTGAGAAGGAGCTGATGGATATAATGAACAAGTAGAACCCAAAAACTAAAAAAGGAAATTATGAACATTGAAGCTGAGCTGATTGCCCACCTCGCCAGCGTGATGAACGGAGAGGCGCGCATGATTGAAGAGAATTGTGGACAAATTGAGAACCTGCTCAATGGGCAGGATCAGTACCCGGTGGACTTCCCCTGCATACTGGTGAGCTCTCCGGAGACGGAGTGGAAGTCGCTGAAGCCCGACGTGCAGCGTGGCAGCTCTACGCTTGTGGTGAGCGTGGCATTCCGCACATACGAGGACACCTTCAACGAAAAAGTCCATCTGACCGACACTGCCGAGCGCGATAATCTGGTCCACCGTGTGGCTCTTGCCGTGGCGGCATTCCGCCCGTCGGACAACAGCGGAGACTGCTCAACCATGACCCGAGTCTCCAGCCGTGGCATCGCACTGGCAGGCGGACTGAAGGTCTACGAGAGTGTCTGGGCGTTCCGACAGACGGAATATCTCAGCTAAAAAGCTCCAGCTGAGCCCCTATCTGCGTCAGCGCTGTCTGATAGCGGGGCTCGGCGCTGTTGTTAACCATGTTGTAAAAGGTTTTTTCGCAGATGTGATACTTCGGCCAGATGAACTGACGAAGTATCTCACGGTTAGAGAGACCCGAACGGGCATGTTCCTCATAAATGCGCAGGATGTCATCCATGCGATAAAGGTAACTACGACCAACTATTTTTTGCCTTTTTCGCATTTTGCTCTAATTTGAATGTTTAACAACACAAATTTACAGCATTTTTCCTTTCTTTCTCAAAAACTTACCCTATTTTTACACCCAAGCTCGTGAGAGCCTCTTTTTTCATTGTCAACGCCGGGAGGCTGGAGATTTTTAGTGCGACTTTTTATGTTATATGTTATTTAATTAGTATTTTTATTTCTCGAAAAAAAGCCCGGAGCCGACCAAACGACCCCGGGCTTCTTCGTTAGCGAAGGTATCACTTTACTCTTCTTTTCGTTAGCGAAGGTATCACTTTACCCTTCACTCTTTACCCTTTACTCTTGTCGCGCAGCGACCCTATCCCAGCATATCCTCATCGCCACTTCCGGTCGATGAGCTGCCGCCATCAGCGACGTCGGTCGACGGAGTCGTGTCGGTGACGATCTCTACATTCTTGTAGACATTGGTGGTCGAGGTGCTCACGTTGTTCAGACGCTCACGCAGAGCCTTGCTCCCGCGGAAGGTCAGGCGAACCTTAGCCACGCTGACGTCGTCGGCGCTCTCCGAACTATTGCTCTTTACGCTCGGGAGCAACGTGCCCAGTGTGCCGAGGCGGACGCCGTGCCCCTCTTCAGCCCACGTCATGATGTTCTCAACCAGCGACTCCAGCACCATCTTCACCTGTGCCTTCCTGACGCCTGTGTTCTGCTCTATGGTGTCGGCTATCTTGTCCGTGTCGATCACCGAACCGCGGTCGGCGCTGACGATGTACATCTCTCGCTCCTCGCCGCCGAACTTCAAGGTCTGTTTTCTTACTTTAGCTTCTACTGCCATTCTGTTTTCTCTCCTTTCTGTTTAATTGGTTAGTAAGTTGTCGTATCGGAGGA